ATTGCTGGAGTATTTTCTCAAGATGCTATTGGTTTAGCTATGATGCAAGACCTAAAAATTGAGAGCCAACGTGATGCCTCTTTACGAGCTGATGAGGTAGTTGCTACGGCGGTTTTTGGTGTAGGAGAACTTCACGATAGTTATGGAGTTAAACTAACAGCAGACACTTTAGCGGCTTAGTAAACTTAATATTAAGGGGTGGTATATCCACCCCTTATTTGGTATAAAAAATTATGACTATAGAAACTGTAAAATTAACAAATAAATCTGGTGCTATCATTGAAAGAAAAAAAATTGATTATGAGAACAATATAAAAATTTGGACTCAAAGAGGCTGGGAACTTTATGAAGAGAAACCAGCAAAAAAGAAAGCACCTAAGAAAAAGAAGTCTAAATAATGGCAACATCAGTATTTAGTGTGGCATTATCTCATGTTCAGGAATATCAACCTGACATAGCTGGTTTCGGTATTTCTGATTTTGATACACAATTACAACACGCAGAAAATGATGTTATCAGACAAGTAAGAGAAGAATGGTGGGAAAGATACAGACATACAGTTAGATATAAAGATATTACAAAAGTTACTTCCCTAGAATTAGTAAATAGTAAATTAACAGCAACACAATGGAGAAGATCAGTTTGTTATAAGGCTTTAGCTGATTACATATTTCCAATGCTTTCAAAGTTTAGAGACCCAGATACAGGTGAAGGTAAAGATACTTTTCAGGTACAAATGGATTACTACAAGAACAGATATAATGAGGAATTTCAGGCTGTCCTAAGAGATGGTGTTGAATATGATGAAGATAGTAGTGGAACAATTCAAGCAAGTGAAAAAGAGCCAATACACACTTTAAGATTAGTGAGGTAGTATGTGTACTTGTAAAGGTGAATGTGTTTGTAGATAATGGTAGCAGATATAAAGATTACTGCTAATACGATTGATATTGTTAAATACCTAGAAAGAACTAAGCAAAAAATCCCAAATCAAATACAAATGGCTTTAGCTAAAGCCTCACAGTTTGGTATCATGCGTATTACTGACAAGACTCAAAAGGGTGTTTTACCTGATGGTGGAAGATTAAGACCTTATAAAAAATCAACTAGAAAATCTAGGACGAAAAGAAAACGTCAAGTAGGTCATGTAGATTTAACTGATACAGGTAGAATGTTTAGATCACTAACAAGTAAAATAAGTAAATCAAAAGGCTCATTGTTTTTTAGGAGACAAGAAGAAAACAAAAAGGCTTTCTTCCATGATACAGGAACAAGATTTATGGACTCAAGACCATTTTTTGCTATTGGACGACAGGACGAAGATAAGATAAGAGATATATTCTTTAAGGCAATAAAACTATGAGTAAGAGAGAAAATATAGCTGGTGATATTATTAGTAAGCTAGATGCAGTTTCTAGTCCTATTGAATTTAAACTTATTAAAAGAGAACCATTTGAACCTGAAGAGTTAAGTAATGCACAGTTTCCAGCCGCATATATACAAACAGGGGACGAAACTAGAGACTTTTTTTCTATTGGAGATGTAGGCTCAGGTAAAAGACAAGGCACTATTGATTTTTTAGTTGTTGGGTTTGTAAAAGGAACTGACTCAAATATTGATACATTACGCAATCAATTAATAGAAGTAGTAGAAGAAACATTAGATGCTGACATTACAAGAAATGGTAATGCTCTTAGTACCCAAGTTGTAGAGGCAAGTTCTGATGAGGGTGTATTATTTCCTTATGGTGGTGTGAGAATTGTGGTAAGAGTTTTATATGAATTTGTTAGGGGGACTTCGTAATGCCTAAAAGAATAAAAATATACTTTCCTGATGGAGATAAAGAGATGGAAATATTTGATGACCAGCTTGAAAATTATCTTGCAAAAGGATTTAAGAAAGATAAAAAAGAAGATAGACCTCTTCCGAAAAATGATTTAGAAGAAGAGGAAACAAACATAATAGAGGAGTAAATTATGGCAACGCATACAGGATTAAATGGTGTTGTTAAAATTGGGTCTAACACAGTTGGAGAAGTAACATCATTTACTTTGAACCAAACACAAGACACAGTTGAAGATACAGCATTAACAGACTCAAACAAATCTTATAAAGTATTAAGAGGAGACGCAACAGCAACAGTTGAATGTCATTTTGACGAAACTGATACTGCTCAAGAGGCGGCAAACTTAGGAACAAGTGCTACACTAGAACTATACCCAGAGGGTGCAGATAGTGGAGACAAATATTTCACAGGAACAGCTATTGTTACAGGTGGAGATGTTGGTGTTACTATGGACGGAATTATCACTAGAACTTTATCATTTCAATTTTCAGGTGGTGTATCTGAGGCTACAGTATAATAATTTGTGGTAGATAAAATAGATTTCTTTGAGGGAGTCAAAAATCATTTTGAGTCTCTTGATATAAAAATTATTGAAGTTCCTGAATGGGGTCTTGAAGGCGATAAAGCTATATATGTAAGACCCTTTACAATGAACGAAAAGGCAAAATTATTTAAGGGTGCTAATGACTCAGACCTTAGTGTTTTGGTTGATGTAATTATACAAAAAGCTGAAACGCAAAGTGGAGACAAGATGTTTGATTTATCTCATAAGCCAAAGTTTAAAATGAAAGCTGATACTGATGTTATTTCAAGAGTTGCGTCAGCTATTATGTCTCAAGACAACATTACTGATATAAAAAAAAACTAAATTCAGACCCAGAACTTTATAATGTTTTAGCCTTAGGAGAAAGGCTACATATGTCAGTAAGAGACGTATTGCAAATGTCAGTTCAAGAGTTTAATATGTGGATAGCTTACTTCCAAATTCAACAGGAAAAAGCTGAACAAGAACAACGAATGAATAAGAGATAATGGCTACAAAAAAAGTTAATATTGATATTATTGCTAGGGATAAGTCCAAAAGAGCATTAAACAATGTTAGAGGTAGCTTAGATAAATTAAAATCTTCAGTATTCAATGTTAGAAATGCTTTAGCTGGTTTAGGTGCTGGTTTAGTAATTAGAAACCTAGTTAATACAGGTAAAGAGTTAGAAAATTTACAAACAAGATTTAAGTTTTTATTAAAAGATGCCAATGAAGGTGCAAAAGCCTTTGAAAATCTTACAAAATTTGCATCAAAAGTTCCTTTTTCGTTAGAACAAATACAATCAGGCTCAGGAATATTAGCTACAGTTACGGACAATGCTGATGATCTTCAAAAGATGTTGGAGATTACAGGTAATGTAGCCGCAACTACAGGCTTAGATTTTAGAACTGCGGCTGAACAAATACAACGATCATTTAGTGCTGGTATAGGTGCGGCTGACTTATTTAGAGAAAAAGGGGTCAGAAATATGCTTGGTTTCAAAGCTGGTGCTACAGTATCTATTGAGGAAACTGTTGATGCTTTTGAAAGAGTATTTGGACAAGGTGGTCAATTTGGAAGTGCAACAGATCAACTAGCACAAACACTTGAAGGAACTTTATCTATGATTAATGATAAAGTTTTTACATTTAAGAAAACATTATTAGATGCTGGTTTCTTTGCTCAACTAAAAAAAGAATTTGGAGATTTAGATACATTTTTAGGAGAGAACTCACAAACATTAGACGAAATTGCTATTTCTATAGGTAAGGGAATGGCTGAGGCTGTAAGATTTTTAGCTGATGCTGTTGTCTTTGTAAAAGATAATTTTAGTTCATTTATTTTAGTATTAGAAGGTTTGATAGCATTAAAGGTAGCAAAAGTTTTATTTGGAATACAAGTTGCTATTAGTGGAATGACAGTTGCAATGAATGGTTTCAATATGGCTACTAAAAAGAATATTATTTTTGCATCTATATCAACTTTTGTAACAGGAATGGGTTTTCTTATTCATAAGTTTAAGCAATTTAAAAATGAAATGAATGAACAAAATCAAATTATTTTAGATAATACTGCAACAATTACAGATTATAAAAATGCTATTACAAAATTAACAGATAAAATTGCTGATTTAAAAGCATTAGGTAAAGTTATGGACGAAAACGGAACACCTATAACAGCATTAACAGTAACTCTTGAAATTTTAAATGAAGAAATGGAAGGGTTAAAAGAAGTTATTAACGAAACAACAAATGATACAGCCGCATTAGGAAAATCATTACATGGTAATTTTCATACTATTCTAAAAGAAGGTACTAAAACTCTTAAAGAATATAAAAATGGTTTGGTTGCTATGAATATTGAACAAGCATTACTTGAAGACAGACAGTTTGGAATGTCCCCAGCAGACAGAGAAAAAATAAGAGAACATTTAGAAAATTTAGAAAAAGATAAATTAAGAATATTAAAATCTGGTCATATTCAAAGAGTTTTTGAACAAGATAGAATGTTAGATGAACAAATAGGTTTAGAGTTAGAACAATTAAGAGAGTTTGAAAAAGTAGAAAAATTTAAAGGAGATTTGTTTACTGAAATGATGTCAAAGAGACATAGAAAAGAACAAGAAATGATTAGAGAAAATGAAGAAAAAAAAGTTGCTCTAAAAAAACAAGCTGAAGAAACAATATTTAATAATACAAGATCAGGTTTACAGGCTCTTAGTGGTTTAAACAGAACCGCCTTTGAGGCATTTAAAAGATTTAGAATTGCAGAGGCAACAATAGAGGCTGTTAAAGGTGCGGCAACTGCTTTTAGTACCTATGCGGCAAATCCATTTGTAGCAACTGCTGTAGCCGCGTCTCATTTAGCAAAAGGTATGGCTATGGTAGCGCAAATTAAATCAACTAGCTTTAGAGAAAAAGGCGGACCAGTTTCTCAAGGTAAACCATTTATAGTTGGGGAAAAAGGTCCTGAGCTTTTTGTTCCA